GGCGGCGGGCAGTGGACGAGCGGGGATGGTGGTGGGGACGCCACGATTGGAGACATCCCCATTGGCCTTGTTGGTGCCGATGGGACCGGCGACGCAGTCCCGGCGGTTTGGGATGGGACGTGGTCCGGCGCCAACGATAGCCCGGGGGTCACCCAGGTTGCGGACGGTTCCTCGTCCGGTGATTCGGCTGGTTCGGGTTTGTCGCGATATCTCGAGCACGACTATACGTCAGGGCCAAATCTGGTATGCGGCGCGGAACTGGCATGCTCGCAGGCCGAAATGGTGGATCAGCTGTCGCGGTTCTCGGTGCCCGGTCGCGATCCATCGATGCCTGCGGAACATGATCACGAGTATTTCGTGACCGATCCCAGAAATGGACTCCCAGGCGGCTTCGTCACGACACAGATTAAGGACGACGGTTTGACGATAATCAACACGACAGGGCCATTGCACATGATGTACAATGGCCAAATTATACGCAGCGCCTTTCAGACCGAGGATGGCGCCTGGTACGTGACGACGCACGGTACGGGACTGAATGTCATACCGGGCATGAACATTATCAACCAATGGCAAGGCCCATTGATCTTCGATGAATTGGATCGTCGGATGCGGGCGAGCATCGAGCGGCGTCATGGCGGCAAGCGCGCGAACCAAACTCTTGAAACAGGCCGGTGGACTCCTGGCGCTGGGTTCACTGGCGATGGTATTGGGTGCGGGGTTTAGGCGGATGACCGATGTTCCAGAAATGATCGTTCAGGCCAAACCAATTCCTGTCCTTGGTTCGGCTCGGTTCCTGGTCCCAATAGGTTTGAGGGCGCAGTATTTCTCGAAGCTCACGGAATTTGCCGCCGAGCATCGGCTGCAAATCCGGATATCGCCATCGCGGCTTAATGCGGATTGGTTCACCACCGATATGCGGCGATTCGACTTGATCGCGACCGGCGACAATATGGTCGATGCAGCCGTGTTTCGGTTCAAGTTACTGCCGATGCCGGGCGTGACCACGGTACCGGGTGAGCCCGAAAAGCTGATGGCAGACCTTCAGAGGCGTGTGCTTTCGGTCCCGGGAATTGCAATCGCTCCGGCCAAGTAGGGTAGAGACCCGCCGGCCGCCGGCAACGCGCTGTTTGAGCGCGCACCACCACGAATTAGCATCCGACCCCAGCCCCGGCCCTCCCGCCGGGGCTGTTGCATTTGGAGACCTCATCCATGGCAACCGCCCAACGCGCGCCCCTGCCGGCGCACGAAGTGAAGTTCACGCCGCTCGATCTGAAACGCACCGCCGCCGATGGCGCGTTTGCGGGCTATGCCAGCCTGTTCGATGTTGCCGATCAGGGCGGCGACGTGGTGCAGCCGGGGGCGTTTGCTAAAAGCCTGGCGGCGCGCGGGCCTGCCGGCGTCAAGATGCTGTTCCAGCACGATCCCAACCAGCCGATCGGCACCTGGACGCACATCGCCGAGGATGCGCGCGGCCTTTACGTCGAGGGCCAGCTGACGCTCGAGGTCGCCAAGGCGCGCGAGGTGCTGGCACTGATGCGCGCCGGCGCCATCGACGGTCTCTCGATCGGCTTCAAGACGCTGCGCGGCCGGCGCGACGTCAGGAAGGGCGTCAGGCGGCTGGAGGCGGTCGATCTGTGGGAAATCTCCATAGTCACCTTTCCGATGCTGCCCGAGGCGCGGGTGTCGTCGGTGAAGTCGGGGCCGTTTACAGAACGGCTGCCGACCGAGCGCGAATTCGAGCGCTGGCTCACGCAGGACGCTGGGCTGACGCGGAACGAGGCCAGGGCGCTGCTGCGCTCGGGCTTCAAGGGGCTTGCTGCCAGGCGGGATGCGGGCAGCGGCTCGGGCGGGCAGCGCCGTCTCGTCTCGGCCATCGAGCGGGCAGCGCGGCTCATGCAGGTTCAATCCCAGATGCGAGTGTAGGATCATGAAGACCGAACAGGACTACGAAGTGAAGGCTTCCGGCGACGTCACCGGCGCGTTCGAGGAGTTCATGCGTGCCTTCGAGGCGTTCAAGGCCGACAACGACGAGCGCATCCGCCAGATCGAGCGGCGATCGGGTGCGGACGTGGTGACGGTCGAGAAGGTGGCCCGCATCGACCGCGTGCTCGATGAGCAGCAGCGGCGCATGGATGAAATGGCGCTGAAGTCGGCGCGACCCCAGCTGGGCGTGGGCGGCGGGCCCCGCAGCGCCGTCCAGATGCAGCACAAGGCCGCCTTCGAAAGCTATGTGCGCAAGGGCGAGTCGAACGGTCTCGCCGCACTGGAAGCCAAGGCGCTGTCGGTCGGATCGGGACCCGACGGCGGCTTCCTGGTTCCCGACGAGACCGAGCGCGCGGTGATGCTGGCGCTCAGGCCGATCTCGCCGATCCGCTCCATCGCCAGCGTGCAGCAGGTTTCGGGCTCGGTCTACAAGAAGGCGTTCTCGACCGCCGAATTTGCAACCGGATGGGTCGCTGAAACCGCCGCCCGCCCGCAGACCACCGCCGCCGTGCTGGCGGAGATGACGTTCCCGACCATGGAGCTGTACGCCCAGCCGGCGGCCACCAACACGCTGCTCGACGATGGCATCGTCAACATCGACCAGTGGATCGCCGAGGAGGTGCGCAACGCGTTCGCCGATCAGGAGGGCATCGCCTTCGTCGGCGGCGACGGCGTCAACAAGCCGAAGGGCTTCGTCAGCTACCCGACGGTGGCCGATGCCGGCTGGTCGTGGGGCAACGTCGGCTATGTGGCGACCGGCGCTGCCGGCGCGTTGCCGGCAACCAACCCGAGCGACAAGCTGATCGACCTCGTCTACGCGCTCAAGGCCGGCTACCGCGCCAACGCCAAGTGGGTGATGAACCGCGGCACCCAGTCGGCGCTGCGCAAGATCAAGGACGCGGAAGGCGACTATATCTGGCAGCCGGCGATGACGGTCGGCAACCCGGCGACGCTGATGGGCTATCCCGTGATCGAGGCGGAGGCGATGCCGGGCATCGGCACCGACAGTCTGTCGATCGCGTTTGGCGACTTCCAGCGCGGCTACCTGATCGTCGACCGGATTGGCCTGCGCGTGCTGCGCGATCCGTTCAGCGCCAAGCCCTACGTGCTGTTCTACACGACCAAGCGCGTCGGCGGCGGCGTGCAGGATTTCGCCGCGATCAAGCTGATGAAGTTCGGCGTGAGTTGATTGCTCACGGGCGGCATAGGCGCGTGCTCCCTCTCCCCGCGGGCGGGGAGAGGGCCGGGGTGAGGGGCGGCAACGGGCTCAGGTCGCGCTTGCGGCCGCCCCTCACCCTAGCCCTCTCCCCACGGAAGAGTGGGGAGAGGGAACAGCATCCGCGCGCCCGCGGAGCGCCAGCGTCCCGCAGGGCGCCGATGCGCCCCGTAAGCGAATAAACTGAGCCACGCTACGCCTCCCCGGCGCGCCTTTGAGGCCGCGACGCTGTCCCTCCCCGACGTCGCGGCCACCCATTTTGCAACATTAGAAAGCGGACGTAAACCATGGCGCTCGTTCCCACCAGCGGGCCTGCCCTCGAGCCGATCACGCTCGCCGAGGCCAAGGCCCATCTGCGCGTCGACGGCGCCGATGACGACACGCTCATCGGCGCCCTGATCGCGACCTCCCGCCTGCACATCGAGGCGGCGCTCGGCTGCGCGCTGATCACGCAGGGCTGGTCGCTGTATCGTGACGACTGGCCGCTGCGCGGGCCGGTCCGGCTGCCCCTCTCGCCGCTGCAGAGCATCGATGCGGTGCGGCTGTATGCGCTGGACGGCTCGACCACCCTGCTGGCGCAATCGAGCTATCAGGTCGACGCCATCGGCACGCCGCCGCGCATGGTGCGCCTGCCCGGATCGGACTGGCCCAAACCCGGGCGCCCCGTGAACGGCATCGAGATCGCATTCACCGCCGGATATGGCGCCACGCCTTCCGCCGTGCCGGCTCCGATCCGCCATGCGCTGCTGCTGCTCGTGGCGCACTGGTATGAGAACCGCGAGCCGGTGAAGCTGATCGGCGGCGGCTTCAAGCCGATGCGCATTCCCGACATGGTCTCCGAGCTGATGCTGCCTTACCGGGCGGGCCGTCCATGAGCGCGCCGATGATCGGCGAATTGCGTTCGCGGCTGACCCTGCAAGCGCCGCAGCGTGCCGGCGATGACGGCGGCGGCGCCGACGTCACCTGGACCGACATCGTCAGCCTGTGGGGCAGGATCACGCCGCTGCGTGGCGGCGAGCGGGCGGTTGCCGGCCGGCTCGCCGGCTCCGTCTCGCATGAAATTCTCATTCGCTGGCGCACCGGGGTTGAACCCAGCATGCGCTTCAACGATGCGGGCCGCGTCCTGGAAATCCACGCCGTCATGGACGTCGGCAGTCGCCGGCGCTGGCTGCGCTGTTTGTGCGAGGAGCGGGATTTATGAACATCCATGTCGAGCTGGATACGGGTGCCGGGTTGTCGAGCGCCGCGCTGGCACAGCCGCTATCGCGGATCACCGGCGCTCTGCAACAGGCCGCGCGCGAGCTCGAGACGGTGGCGCAACTACCGCATTTTGCAACGCCGGATCCGCCCGGCGCGAACGGTCCGCCGGCGTCCGATCCGCACCCGACGGTGGCAGAGCTGGTGCTTCTGCTCGATGCCGAGGCGGCACGGCTGCGCAATGCCTGGTGACAGCGTCTGTGTGTGAGAGCTGCGGAAACGAGACCGCACGTGAGGTGAGCCATGAGCTCGAGTTGGGAATTGCAGCGTGCCCTCTATCGGCAACTGACCGCGGACGCGAACCTGACGGCGCTGACCGGCGGACCGCGCATATTCGACAAGCCGCCGCAGCAGCTGGACTATCCCTACCTGACCCTCGGCGCGAGCCTGGTTCGCGATTGGAGCACAGCCACCGAGGCCGGCGAGGAGCACATCCTCACCATCCACGTCTGGTCACGCGCCCCAGGCTCGCGCCAGGCGCAGCAGATCCTGGCGGCGGTGCGTCAGTCGCTGCATGACGAGGCGCTGCCGTTGACCGGTCATGCGCTGATCAATCTGCGGCACGAGTTCTCCGACGTCCGTTTCGATACCCAGCGTGATCTGCAACACGGTATCACGCGCTACCGCGCGGTGACCGAGCCGCTGAGCTGAGCGGCGTCGACGGCCCATCACAATCTCAGAAAGGCAAGAGCATGACCGCACAAAAGGGCAAGGACCTGCTGCTCAAACTGGACAGCGACGGCGCCGGCACGTTCGTCACCGTGGCTGGCCTTAGGACGCGAACGCTGACGTTCAACTCGGAGACCGTCGACGTCACCGATTCGGACTCCTCGGGCCAGTGGCGCGAGCTGCTGGCGGGCGCAGGATTGAAGCACGCCAAGCTGACCGGATCCGGAATTTTCAAGGATGCCGCGTCCGACGCGCTCGTGCAGTCCTATTTCTTCAGCGGCACCATCCGCAACTGGCAGGTGCTGATCCCGGCGTTCGGCCTGCTGCAGGGCCCGTTCCAGATCACCTCCTCCGAGATTTCCGGCAAGCACGACGGCGAGGTCGGCTTCAGTATCGCGCTGGAATCCGCCGGTCTCCTGACCTTCACCGCCCTTCCGTGAATCCGCGCAGGTAAGCCACATGGTCAATCTTCATCGCGGCGAGATCGAGGCCGTTCTCGACGGCGTCGGCTATCGCTTGTGCCTGACGCTCGGCGCGCTGGCGGAGCTGGAGGCGGCCTTCTCCGCCACCGACATGCTGGATCTGGCCAGCCGTTTTGAAAAGGGACGGCTGTCGTCGCGCGATGCGATTCGGATCATCGCGGCCGGACTGAGGGGCGGAGGAACAGATATTGCCGAGGATGCGGTGGCGCGCATGCAGGTCGAGGGCGGCGCGGCGGGCTATGTCACGATTGTCTCGCGGCTGCTGCATGCCACGTTCGGCAGCGAAGCGGGCGGCGCGGAGGGACCCCCCTCGGGAAAGGCCTGAACGGCGCCGGGCACGCCCCCCGCCCGGCGCCGTTTCCGTGGAATGAGGCCATCGCCTTCGGCCTTGGCACGCTGCGCCTCGCCCCGTCCGCGTTCTGGGGCATGACGCCGCGCGAGTTGGCCGCAGCTGCACGTGGCCTGTCTGGCGCCGTTTTCGCATCGCCTGGTCCGAGCCGGGCCGAGCTCGACCGTCTCATGGCGCGATATCCCGACGCCGATCTGAAATCATGAAAACTTGGATGCACTCATGAACGAGCCGGTCACCACCTGGACGGTCGCCATCGACGCCGATACCTCTGCGTTGCAGAAAGGTCTCGCCGACTCGCAGAAGCTCGGCACCAAGTTCGGTACTGCGCTCGGCAGCGCGCTGAGCGGGCTCGCCGTGCAGGGCAAGAGCCTGAGCGATATCGTCAGCGCGCTCGCGCTCAACCTGTCGAAGCTCACCTTGACCGCCGCCTTCAAGCCGCTGGATCAGGCGATCGGCAATGCGCTGGCGGGATTGCTCAGCGGCGGGTTTGGCGGGGCTGCGGCCGGCTCGGGCGGCCTGCCGGTTCCGTTTGCCGAGGGCGGCGTGATCGCGAGCCCCATCGCGTTCCCGCTGTCGGGCGGGCAGACCGGCATCGCCGGCGAGCGCGGCCCGGAAGCCATCATGCCCTTGAGCCGGGGACCGGGCGGCGAGCTCGGCATCGCGGCCCATGGCGGCGGTGCGCCCAGCATCACGTTCAACATTTCCACACCGGACGCCGCCAGCTTCCAGCGCTCGCAGTCGGAGATCGCGGCAATGCTCGCCCGTGCAACCTCGCGGGGCCAGCGCAATTTGTAACCCAGCAGCGCAGCTAAACGAGGCAGTCCCTGATGCCGTTCCATGAAGTACGTTTTCCAACCAGCATATCGCGCGATGCGCATGGCGGGCCGGAGCGTCGCACCGATATTGTCGTGCTGGGCTCCGGTTTTGAGCAGCGCAACAGCCGCTGGGCCGAATCCCGCCGCAACTACAATGTCGGCTACGGCGTCAAATCGCTCGATGATCTGCATGCCGTGGTCAGCTTCTTCGAGGAGCGGCGCGGCCAACTGCACGGATTCAGGTTCAAGGACCCGGCCGATTGGCAGTCGTGCCCGCCGCAGCAAACCCCCTCGGCTTCCGATCAGGTGATCGGGACGGGCGATGGCATCACGGCACGCTTCCAGCTGAAAAAGACCTACGGCACCGTGTATGCGCCCTGGTCGCGCTTCATCACGAAGCCGGTTGGCGAAAGCATCCTGCTGGCGGTTGCGGGCCACGCCAGGGTGGCGGGCGTCGACTACACCGTCGATGCGACGACCGGCATCGTGACGTTTCTGACCGGCCGTATCCCCGCCGCAGGCGAGGTCGTCACCGCCGGGTTCCAGTTCGATGTTCCCGTGCGGTTCGATACCGACAAGCTCGAGATCAACGTGCAGGGCTTCCGACACGGCACCATCCCACACATTCCTCTGGTGGAGATCAGGTTGTGAAACAGCTTCCGGAGGCACTGCAACAGCATCTCGACGCAGGCGCAACCACGCTCGCCTGGTGCTGGCGGCTGACGCGCGGCGACGGCACGCGGCAGGGATTTACCGATCACGACCGCGATATCGCCTTCGATGACACGTCGTTTGCCGCCGCGACCGGCTTTACCGCCAGCGAGGTGACGGATCGCGTCGGCCTCAACGTCGACAATCTCGATGTGTCCGGCGCGCTGTCGTCCGCGACGCTGAATGACGACGAGCTTGCCGCGGGCCGCTACGACAATGCCGGTGTCGAGATCTTCCGGGTCAATTGGGCGGATCCCTCGCAGCGCGTGCTGATGCGCAAAGGCACGCTCGGCGAGGTCAAGCGGTCGGGCCTCGGCTTCACCGCCGAGGTCCGGGGATTGGCGCAGGCCCTGCAGCAGCCGAAGGGACGGCTGTACCAGTTCACCTGCGATGCCGACCTCGGCGATACGCGCTGCGGCGTCGATCTTGCGGCCGGCGGGCTCGGCGGGTCCGGCGTGGTCGTGAGCCTGCTCGGCTCCCGCCGTTTCGCAGCGGGCGGCCTCGACGGCTTCGCGCCCGGCTGGTTCACGCGCGGACGCTTGCAGTGGACCAGCGGCGGCAACCAGGGACGCGGCGTCGAGATCAAGTCCCATGGCGCCGATAACCTCGGCAGCATCGTCGAAATCTGGCAGGCGATGGCGGCCCCGGTCCATCCGGGGGATGCGTTTTCCCTGACCGCCGGCTGCAACAAGCTGTTCTCGACGTGCGCCGCCAAATTCGGCAACGCGTTGCGGTTCCGCGGCTTTCCGCACATCCCCGGCAACGACTTCATCGCCTCCTATCCCAATTCCGGCGATCCCGGCCTCGACGGCGGCAGCCTCATCAAGGGGCAGGCGTGATGCAGCATTCGCGAGGCGAGATCGTTGCCATTGCCAGGACCTGGATCGGCACGCCCTATCATCATCAGGCCAGCGTGCCGGCGGCAGGCTGCGATTGTCTCGGCCTGGTGCGCGGCGTGTATCGCGCGCTGTACGGGCGCGAGGCCGAACTGCCGCCGCCCTATTCGCGCGATTGGGCGGAGGCCGCCGGCGAAGAGACGATGCTGGCCGCCGCGCGCAGGCATCTGGTCGAGATCGGCATCGGCGAAGCCCGCCCGGGCGATGTCGTGATCTTCCGGATTCATCGCGCGGCGATGGCAAAGCATGCGGCGATCCTGGCGACACCGGCGAGCATGCTGCACGCGACCGAGACGGCGCGCGTGTCGGAGGTGCCGCTTTCCGATTGGTGGCGCCGGCGCATGGCCGGGGCGTTCGCATTTCCAACAGTGGTGGATTGATGGCAACTCTGGCCTTGGCCGTCGCAGGCGCCGCCGCAGGCAGCGCGCTGCTACCCGGCGGAATTTCGCTGCTCGGTGCCACCATCAGCGGTGCCACCGTCGGCGCCGAGATCGGCAGTCTCGCGGGTGCGGCGATCGATCAGTCCCTGTTCGGCGCCTCCGGCCAGACCCGCACCGTGCACGGACCGCGGCTGCAGACGCTTTATGTGACGAGCTCGACGGAGGGCGCGCCGATCCCGCGCGTGTTCGGGCGGGCGCGCCTGGGGGGACAGGTCATCTGGGCGACCAATTTTGAGGAGGAGGTGGTTTCCAGCAGCGCCGGCGGGGGCGGCAAGGGCCTGGGCGGCGACAGCGGCGGCGGTGCGCAGACCGAGACGGTTCAGTATCGGTACTATGCGAACTTCGCGGTCGCGCTTGCCGAGGGGCCGATTTCGAGCGTCGGCCGGGTGTGGGCCGACGGCAAGGAGCTCGATCTGTCCGGGCTCACCTATCGCGTCTACACGGGCAGCGAAACGCAACTGCCGGACAGCCTGATCAGCGCCAAGGAAGGTGCCGGCGATGCGCCCGCCTATCTGGGCGTCGCCTACATCGTGTTCGAGCGGTTCGCCGTGGCGAAGTTCGGCAACCGTCTGCCGCAGCTGTCATTCGAGGTGATCCGCGCCGTCGACAAGCTCGATGGCGAGATCCGCGCCGTCGCCTTGATCCCGGGCTCGGGTGAATTCGTCTATGAGCAGCAGCAAATACTGCGCGATGTCGGCGCCGGTCTCACCACCGCCGAGAACGTCCACACCCGCCAGGGCGACACGGATTTCGCGGTGTCGCTCGATCAGCTGCAATCGCAGCTTCCCGGCGTCAAGGCTGTCTCGCTGGTGGTGAGCTGGTTCGGCACGGATCTGCGAGCGGGGCAGTGCGAGGTGAGGCCGGGTGTCGAGATCGCGGACAAGGCGACGGCGCCGTTGGTCTGGTCGGTTGCCGGTCTCGATCGCGCCTCCGCGCATGTCGTCAGCCTGAGCCAGGGCCTTCCCGCCTACGGCGGCACACCGTCCGATCACTCCGTGGTGTCCGCTATCGGGCAGCTGCGCGCGCGCGGCGTGGCGGTGACGTTCTCGCCGTTTCTGCTGATGGACATTGGCGCCGGCAACGCCCTCGCCAATCCCTACACGGGTGCCGCCGGGCAGCCGGCATATCCCTGGCGCGGCCGCATCACGGTCGATCCGGCACCGGGTCGCGCCGGCAGTCCGGACCGCTCGAGCGCCGCGGGGGCCCAGATACAGGCTTTCGTCGGAGCGGCAGCCGTCAATCAATTCCAGCCGGTCGGCGCCGGCGTCGCCTATGGCGGGCCGGAGGAGTGGTCCTGGCGGCGGATGGTGCTGCATTATGCAACGTTATGCGCGGCGGCTGGCGGGGTGGACGCCTTCGTCATCGGCTCCGAGCTGAAAGGGCTGACGGCGGTCCGCTCGGGTCCCGCCACCTATCCGTTTGTCGCGGCGCTGATGACGCTCGCGGCCGATGTGAAATCCATTCTCGGTCCGGCCACCAAGGTGCTCTATGCGGCGGACTGGTCCGAGTATTTCGGCCATCAGCCGGCCGACGGCTCGGGCGATGTCTATTTCAATCTGGACCCTTTATGGGCCTCCCCCGCGATCGATGCCGTCGGCATCGATGTCTATTGGCCGCTCGCCGACTGGCGCGACGGGACCGACCATCTCGACGCGACCGCCGGCGCGCGCTCGCTCTACGACCTCGACTATCTGAAATCCAACGTGTTCGGCGGCGAAGGCTACGACTGGTACTACCGCTCGCCCGACGAGCGCAACGCGCAGCTCCGCACGCCGATCAGCGATGCTGCCGGCAAGCCCTGGCTGTTCCGCTTCAAGGACATCCGCAACTGGTGGATCAATTATCATTTCGACCGGCCTGCCGGCATCGAGGCTACGGTGCCGACGCCGTGGCTGCCGCACGGCAAACCCATCTGGTTCATGGAAGTGGGCTGTCCGGCGATCGACAAGGGGGCCAATCAGCCGAACGTTTTCGTCGATCCCAAAAGCACCGAATCGCTGCGTCCCTATTTCTCGAACGGCGCGCGCGACGATTATATGCAGCGCCGCTACCTGCAGGCCCTGATCGAGAGCTTCGATCCCGCCGCGGCAGGTTTCAACCCTGCCATGAATCCGCTCTCCGCGGTCTATGGCGGGCGCATGGTCGATCCCGCGCGCATGCATGTTTATGCCTGGGATGCGCGGCCGTTTCCGGCGTTCCCGGCCAATGCCGCCGTCTGGGGCGATGCCGGGAACTGGATCAGTGGGCATTGGCTGAACGGCCGTGCCGCATCGGCGCCCCTGCCCGAGACCGTGGCCGAGATTTTGCGGCAATCCGATTTTGAGGATTTCGACGTCTCCGGCCTGCACGGGGTCATGGCCGGCTTCGTGCTCGACCGCATCATGTCGGCGCGCGAGGCCATCCAGCCGCTGTCGCTGGCCTTTTTCTTCGATGCGGTCGAGAGCGACGGACGCATCCGCTTCCGCCATCGCGGCGAGGCGGGGACGCTGGCGCGCCTCGACCGCGCCGCGCTCGTCGAGACCAAGGCCGGCGTTGAACCGTTCACGCTGACGCGCACCCAGGAAACCGACCTGCCCGCCTCGGCGAAGATCAGCTACGTCGCCGCGTCGGGCTCCTACCCGCCGGCGGTTGTCGAATCGCGCCGTCTGGCCGGCTCCAGCGGGCGCATTGCGACGGCGGACCTCGCCATCGTGCTCGATCCCGCTGCCGCAACACAGATTGCCGACGCCTGGCTGCACGAGGCATGGGCGGCGCGGGAGACCGCCGACTTCACCTTGCCGCCCAGTCATCTGGCGCTCGAGCCGGGCGACGTGATCGAGATCGAGGCGAATGCCCGGAACTACCGGTTGCGGCTGACCGAGGTTGCCGATCATGGCGCGCGCGCCGCCAAGGCCCTGACCATCGATCCCGGGCTGTATCAGGCTGCGAGCGCCGAGGCCCGGCCGCACATGGTGGCGCCACCATCGGTTCTGGGACCGCCGATGGTGGCCTTTCTCGACCTGCCGCGCCTGACCGCGGGCAGCTCCGACACCGGTGCCTATGTCGCGGCGCTGCAGAGCCCGTGGCCCGGGCAAGTGCTGTTCTATCGCGCGCCGGAAGCCAGCGGCTATACCTTGAAGGCTGCGGCTTCCTCGCCGGCGGCGATGGGCGTGACGCTCAGCGACCTCGCCGCCGGCCCGAGCAGCCGCTGGGATCGCGGCAATCGTCTGCGTGTCAAAATGCATGCGGGCGCCTTGACCTCGCTGACGGATGTCGGGTTGCTGGCCGGCGCCAACGCGGCAGCCCTGGACTGCGGCGACGGCAATTGGGAAGTGCTGCAGTTCAAGACCGCAACCTTGATTTCGCCCGCCGTTTACGAGTTGTCCATGCTGTTGCGCGGGCAGGCGGGCTCTGAATGCGCGGTCCGCGATCTGCTGCCGTCCGGGGCCCGCTTCGTCATGCTCGACCGGGCGCTCGCGCCGGTTGCCATGTCCGGCGCCGAAGTGGGTGTGAGCTTCAACTGGAAGGCGGGTCCCGCCGGGCGCGAAATTTCCAGCGTGTCCTACGTCAGCGGATCGCATCGCTTCACGGGCGCAGGCCTGCGGCCGCTGTCGCCGGTTCATGTCTCGGCCCGGCGCGTGAACGGCGATCTCTTCGTCAGCTGGATTCGCCGCACGTGCGGCGAATCCAGCTGACGAAGAGATCGCCGTTCACGCGCCGGGCCGAGACATGAACC